CATAAAATTAAGAAGAAACTTGGTCAAACTAGCATAAGTTATCTTTTCTCGTGGAAATTAACAATTATGGAACTGGGAAACAAAATTACATTCACAGTTTCTAAACCTGGACTGCCAGTCACCAATTACTTGTACGTCGAGTACCGTATAACTAATGCAGTAAACAGTAGTGTGACTACAACTCTGGGTGAGTTTGTAGACTACATTGCTCAATCATGCCCACAGTTTGATATAGAATCGCGAGTTTTCATCATCGATTGCTCTTCAGAACAAATTCTGAAGCATTTTGATGATCGTGGTTTGGAGATGATCTTCGGTGCGAACAGTTGTATCATTGGACAGAATTCATGCTTCCAACATGTTCATTACCTTGCCATTTCGGCAGACAGAGAATTAGAACTGTCCATTCATCAAGACATTGAGATTTGAAAACAGTACATCTTTTTTGTTAAAACCACTATGAATCTGAACGAGGTTAAAAGTCAAAAATGAGGAAAAACATCTAAAAATATCACAAATTTGTAAAAAAATAATATTTCAAATCAGCCCAAATTGTACTATCCTACCAATTGTCAGTCTTTACCATTATTTATAAAAAACCCAAAAGTTGATCTACACAAAGATTAAATTATTCAAACAACATTGAACAATCAGAGAAAATAACCCTTCTAGCACAGAAACATGGCCTACGTAAAACTTTTGAAAGATTCCCCTTTTTCTCAATACTTTCCAGCTCAATTGATTGAACACTTATACGGTGAAACTTTAGATGATGCATCAGTTCAATACAGACTTCCAGAAATTACTACAGACATTCAAAATTATAAGAAGAAAAAAAGATTTCAAACTAAACCAACTGATGTCAGAATTCCAGCGAGACTAAACAGTCCTCTCATTCCATATCCTCAGGAATTAAAAGATTTCTCAAACAACAAACCACTATCAGAACCTGACATCATTCATGGTCATCATACAAGTCAAATCGACTCAATAAATTCAGTCTTTGCAGAATTACTCAAATTGAACAAGATTCCAGATGCAAAGCTCGTATTTTCTATTGATGAGTTAAAGAAATTTGCTCGTCAATCGTATTCTTCCAGAGAAAAACTCATAAATTTGTCGACACTTGCATTCGCTAAAAGAGCAACAATGCATGACTTGAGTATAGCCGCAACGACTAATGTTCCATTTCAAGCATCTCCTTCTAACTTGTCACAGTACACTTCATTCATCATCATGGTACAACGGTTACGAGTACACATTGCAAAAGAGTCAACATTTCCATCATTTATTGCAACTGATGCAATTACTACATCACTCGAGGCCAATTATAAGATGTACAGTAATGGTGTATACATTTACTATTCAACCCACCCTGATCACACATTTTATCTTATCTCATGCGGGGGACATTTCAGAATCTACCACAAGAATCTAAATGTATGGTTTTGTGGTCCTACTAGCTATTTTGACTATGTATTTACAATATCTGACATTCTAAACAATATTGACATTTTGAGGAACTGTGAAGAATATGCATGGGCTCTAGATATGTTCAAGATCATGATTGAATTTGCAGAGTATGAAGGTTTTCACAAGGAGCAAGTTGATTTTATGAAAGGAATGGAGGGATTTTTATTAAATATGTCAGACTATGATGAAAATTATGCAATGAACTGGAAACCACTTCTTGAAATCATTTTTGATTTATGGGAGTTAGACAAAAAGATCTCTGGGATAAATTATGATCTCGGACTGATATTGGCTTTGTTACACGGAGGAAATTTCAAATGCCCTCAAAATTCATTTTTGTGTAAATTCATCACATGTGGGTTGAAAATGAGCAGAACACATTTACAAGAAATCTCTGCCCTTCACAAATTAATTTTTTATGCTGAGGTCAACGCCGAGGCAGGAGTCATGAAATTTCTTAAACGAGTTCACACGAAAAGGGAATTTGATGAAAATGCAGTGAAAAATATTACAAGGTTCGCAAAACAACACTTCTTGATTGCATATAAAAAGAAGCATGGAACGATTCCAAATTGTATCGGTCCAGTTGATAAGGTCAAACTTTTAGAATCATATTGCAACAGGCAGTCATATGATCGTGTCGAAGCTCTTCCTTTGAGTTGGTGGGATGATATCAAACTTTTTGATTGTATGGATAATACTCTCACTGATGATCCATTAGAATTTGCAAAGGATAAAGGTGCTTTAAAGTCCGAAATTTCCTTCGGTCCTGGAGATAGTAGAAAAGAATTACTTCAGGTTATCGAAAAACAAGATTATCAGTTGAAGGATTTTTTTGAATCAAAGACGATAATACCTAAAGAAAGAAAAGTGCAAAGAACAACACAGAAGGAAAATCCTGTGAAGATGAAAGATCCTGCTCGATTGATTGAAAAAGAAAGAGAACAGAAGTATGAAGCACGGTTATTCGGAAATGCAGAATTGGAAAACAAACATTCATTGAGTCTTGTTGCTGCAAGGATGAAGAAAGCATTGTCCTATTTTGATGAACAACTAATGACCCCTACTGACAAGAAGAGGAAAGCATTGATTCATGAAGCATCAAGAGAATTGAGCTTTGAACACAACTATTCATTATTGTTGGACATTGAAGGTCATAATCAATCGATGCAACATGGGAACACACATGAACTGGCTGAATTTCTAGGAAACCTATTTGGTTATGATGGATGGGGTGACATTTCTCATTATTTTTCACAATTGACCGTCTACCACTATGATGAGTACTTAGACAAGGTTATCGAGTCCGAAGGCCAGTATGGAGGAATTGAAGGTTGGATGAATCCTTTTTGGACACTTCACACACTAATTATGATGAAACTTCTTAGATACATGACTGACATTACAGTGAAGACTATCATGGTTTATTCTGATGATGTAAATGCTATTATCCAGATCAAACAACCATCGGAACCCATGGTGAAATCTATTTTTTCGAAGATCATGAAACACTGCACCAAATTTGGCATGACTGTAAAGTATTCACAAACTACATTATCAAAGCACAGGATCACAATGTTAAGACAACACTATGCTGATGGAATAAGAGCAGATTCAACTTTAAAACGATTAATCTCAGTTAGCGCTGGTAACAACCCCATGATTGTTTCTGATGAATTGGAAATTGCAGGGATTTGTTCTTCTGCATCTTCAGCTATGGAATTGAGTAATCACCATGAAGCCTGCGCATACTTGAAGAATTACAAGATCGGATTGTTATTGTGTAGATTACCACAGATGATTTTGAGCAAAATACACGATGATAGCATGATCTCACCAGAAGAGTTACCTGCTAAATTATCAAACTTAATTTACTATTCTAAAGATGACAAATCTCAACTGAATCTTCTTAACAACACCTCCTTGTTTATGGCTGCAAAAAATGACATTGCTGCATATTTACAACGAAATCCAAGAAGCATGTCTGATGATATTTTCAAAATCTCACTAAAGGCAATTTATGGTCAAGGAGTAGCTGAAAACAGACTAGTTGATAGTCCTGATAGAATCATGTACCTTCAGATATATGATGATTTTCTTCAAGATTTGCTTTTCTTTTGGGCCTATTTACCGTCATCATTGGGGGGTCTCGGTGGTGCATTACATCTAAACTTGATGTTGTCTGGTCACAGTGTAGGTTTATCAAAATCTTTACACTATCTTCATGTTTGGGCAAAGAACTATAGTTCCAACTCTGAATTTTTCCTCAAGTACATCAATGTTGCACTTTCTGTTGACATGGAAAATAAGAGGAATTTGTTGGAATCAAGATTGGTAACTTTGACTTGGCCAGGTGATGATAATATTTGTCCGGCGACAACAAGTATAAAACAATCAATTAGGAGCATGGTTCAAAGAAAAACAAAGAATCGTAGGGTGCTGGAATTGTTCAAAATGGCTGATGATCGGGAAGTTATTGCGAATGGTGTTTTAGAAATTTTCCGGAATAATTTCCATACTAGGCTTGTGCAGTTCTATCATGAAAATACATCCATACATTTCTTGGATTTGCTCATCAGTAAAGTCGAAACAAGTTCTGGTCTCCTTAGCTATGTGAAAAACATCACTCGATTGAGAAATTCACTATGCTCTAGAGTTATTGAAAACATCAGAAACGTATCTGTAACATCTAAAACGATTTTTTCAGAAATGACAAAAGACACTGATGTCATAGATTATTTATTCAAACGAAAAGCTTTAATGTTTCCCAAAATCAAATTCATCGAGGTAGAAGAAATTCTCTATGATGACAAAATCATTGAAGTTGACACCTACAACGCCCTGTTGACCGTAAGGAGATGTGCGCCGACACATTATCGAAATGGCTTGAAAGTGTTCGATGATCCAAAGGTTGGAAATGAGACATTGTACAAAGGTGATCTTATTGATGATGATAGAATGCTAGGGAATAAAGAAGAATTACTAGCAGCAAAATTAGTAGCTGTTACGAAATGGTTACTTATGAAACACAATCTCCTAGCTCTAGAGAAGACAGAGGTCCTTAGATTAGATTGTGTAAAGGCTTGCAATCTATCATTGTCAACACTTACAAACCAATCATTTTTTGATCTGTTCCTCTATGCACCTACAGAAACTGGAGGAGAAATTCTTCATCGAATTCCAAACATGAGATTTAGCACAGCTACCTATATTAGGTCAGAAATGAACAGATCATTGAATTACACCACAGAACTAAATCAGCAAACCATCAGCAATTTGGGCCTTGTAGACAGCAATGTAAATTTTGACTATTTACGAATGAGATATCTTGTCGCAGCAATAACTATGGACAAATATGATAGTATGCGAAGGCTGGTCATTCGGTATGGTTTCAACAAACTCACGGGTATAAAAGATGTTCAATTTGTAACTCCGAAACCAACTGAGTGGTCTGAATCGATTAATCTAACATGCTATAGTGAAGCATGCAATCACGACCTCTCGAAACTCAGATTTAGATATTTATCTCATTCATACCTCTATGAAGAAAACGTCAGCGAGTGGTCATTGATTCCAAAGCTGAAAGAACTGGAAACATCTGAAGAAATCGGTATTAATTATGTGAATGATATAATATTGAGATATTCTAGAGATCTTGATAAGGACTACATGATGGTGTCTCCAACAAACATTGATGAGCATCTTTGGACACCATTAATAAACAAGTTGTACAAAATTGACAAACACTGGAAGAAGAATTCAGCCAACAGCGATGAAGAGGAAATTGCTGAGAGATTAGCAAAAGTCATGAATGAAAGAAGTAGGATCACTACTGTCAACAGAACAAATGCAATTTCCTTGGGATTGCAAACAAAATGTTTAGAGGCTATTGCAGATAGTTGTCCTGATGACACTGAATATCACGAACTGGTAAGTAGGTACTCCAAAACAGTACAACGGGGGAAGTATTCAATGCGTTTATCGGTAAGATTAGCTCGCTATCAAAACCTATTAGCAAATCTAGAAGAACACAAACGTAATCTTGCGAAACACCTCTTGTTTGAATATCTGACAACTTTCCATTTCAAAATCCGAGATGATAATGGACTAATAAGTCTGGACACAGAGGCATCATTTCGAGAATGTATGTCTAATGGACTAGGAAAACTTTCAATGATGATAATTAGCCCTGATCTTCAAGTTCGTATCATAGTATTGGGTGTTGAGTATGTTGAATCACTTCTCATCCAAAAACCCTATGAAATACTTGATGAATACAGAGATTTGTGTTCCAGTATTACCCTTGCAGACGTCATTATTCCATCTTCTTTGCCAAGTCTTGAAACACATACTAGGCTAAATGGTCACGAGTCAATCCCTGCTTATCTACACGAAATAGAGTATGCTTCTCAAGATATACCATATTCTGCAATGGAAGAACTACATCATCTCTCTCCACTTTGTAAATATGCACAGATGTGCTCGACCACAGGAGCTGACCCTCGAACTTTTACAAGCCCTACTGGGTCTGATTCATTAGGAGCTCAGCTAGGGCTGTTTAGAATGATGAAATCACAAAACGTAATAGATGAAACAACTATGATCTGTGATCTTACAGCCGGGAGGGGAGATGGTTTATATGCAGCAAACGCACTAAATCTAAACTGCTCGTCTTTCTCCATTTTAGATACATTCACAAGGATAGATCATCATCCTCAAATTTCCTTTAAGACAGACTATGATGTTTTTGATGGATCAACCTTGAAGTTTGTGACTGGATTTGATTTTGTTCACGTCGATATATCATTTACAGGAGGCAAAAAAACAAATGTTCTTGACTTAATTCTCATGTTAGAGTCAAACAATTTGGCTTATAGCATTCGACTCAATTCTGTCTCATGTGAAGGCTATGTTAAATCATTAACCTCATCACTACCACGTTTCAAACACAGATTGGCATATGCTATGAACTCCTCCTTGAAACCTTATCAAATTTATTTGATTGGTGTACCATGGGTCGGTAATATCCCTGATCAGTCTGTGTCACTAAAAGATACTATCGCTTTCAGGTCCATTGCGATAAGTTTCTCCCATTTGCTAAGCCCTAAGAATTACAATCTTCGATTGGTCAACTTTGAACCTAATTCTGCCAGTATCTATTTGCCTAAAGAATCACACTTAGATGACTTCATTAGTTCTATTTGTACAGATTCAATTGAGTCTGAGCAATTGTACTATTGCAAAAGGTATTTGGCAGAGATAGGTGATGATGCCACCATAGAGTTTTCTTTCAATCATTTAGATGAACATGGTAAGAATTTAATGTCAAACAACACTAACATCGTTACAGTAGACATTGAGAGTAGTTATGACAGACTGACAGAAGACATGATAGGCAATGTAAGTGTCAAATCTTTCCCTTTCCACAGATCACACATTGAAGCTATTCGAGAAAAATCAACACCAATCTGGAAATTGCCAATTTTGAGCTGCGATGAAAGTGTTCTCACTTATTTTAGGATTCATCACCCTATACAAGAGATTAGGTCTTGGTGCAACATTGTTCTAGGATTACACAAGTTTTGTCGATCACAATTATTATCTGGTCATAAGTCAATTGAAGAATTTCATCAATCCATTACTTCCAGATCACCACCCAAAACAAGTATGCATCAACGTGAGATCTTTATGGCAATCAAATTGCTAGTACTGGCAGCCAGAGATGATGATTATTCTTATGGAATGAAATATTGTCACAAGATACTGTCACAAGGAACAAAATCAACACAGTCTGTTTCAAGAACACTCAAAATCTACAGATTGTTGAGTTTCTTGTTTGATACTATTCAATTGGCTATGCAAAGAGGAGGGATATGTATTAGAAGTATTTTGGCCATAGCTAATGATCTAGAAGTGAGAGAACAGCGGAGGTATCGCTACAAGAGGAAGCAATCTGAAGAAATAATAACACAAGCCGACAAGGAAATGTTCGAAAACATCATCAATGATTCTATTGATAATCTATTTGCAGGATTAGAATCATATGCAAGCAGTCTTGTAGTGGAAAGCGACACGGAGAATCATAATGATCTATTCAAACCACACATGGAAGAATTGAATTTGAAATTTGATTTGAATATTAATGAGCATGTTGACAACATGATAGCAAAACTAGGATTAAAGCCATCAGGACCTCATGGTATCATAGATTTAGGAGATGACATTTATCCCGAGGATGATGATTGGTAGTCCATGAATTTGAAGGTAGGATTAGAACTTTTCGGAATTATATTAGTAAAAAGAAAAATTGCTCTATGAGTATGGTATTACTACTATGCTTCATAAAGCTTTTTTTCTTTTTAGTCCAGA